CTTGTTTGACTTGTTGTAAAATGGGCGAAAAAAATCCTTTTTATGGTAAAATCCATACCGCTGAAAGTATGGATAGAATGAAGAAGACCACACTAGAAAGTGAAAAAAGAAAAGACTTTTGGAAAAGACAACAAACACAAGAATTTAGAGATAAATTAAGTGAAACTTTAAAGATAAGACAACCAAATAAAGGTAAGGGTTATTATAAAGCGTGGATTAGAGATTATGGGTTAGAAGTTGCAAACCAAATGGTAAAAGAATTTGGTGATAGAATATCTAAAACAGCTAAAGGTAAACGCTTAGGGATACCACCAAAACACGGGATTGCATGTGGTAACGGATGGTCTGGTTGGTATAAAGAATATTTCTTTAGAAGTGTTGGTGAGTTAAGTTTTATAATAAATGTGATTGAGAGATTTGGATTTAATGCGATTTCGGCTGAAAGTCAGAAATATAAAGTGCGTTATTTTATAGATGGTTTTGAAAGAAATTATTTTCCGGACTTTGTTTTAAATGATAAGTACGTAGTTGAATGTAAACCAAAAAAATTACAAGAAATACCTCATAATAAAATTAAGTTTGATGCCGCTAAATTAAAATTCAAAGAAGATGGTTTAATCTTTAAGGTTGTTGACATTCCAATTATTGATTTTAATCTATTATTAGATTTACATGATAAGGATTTAATAAAATTTTCTAAAAAAACAAATGAAAAATTTATGGTATACGTTGAAAAGAAAAAAGATATTAAATCTTTTATTGATAAAATATCTCAGAATATTACTAAACCTTTAACTTAATAAAATGATTCTAAATTATAAAAAACCGCAACCACTTAATTTAGATTCTGTGGTCTTCGTACCAATAAGAAAATGTCGAAAATGTGCTGAGATTAAACCGTATTCAGAATTTAGAAAAGAAAAAAATAGAAAATTTGGTATTAGACATATATGTAAAGAATGTAATAACATTAGAATAAAAAAATTGAGAGAAAAAAATCCTGAAAAAGTAAGAGAACATGAGAAAAAATGGAGAGAAAAAAATCCTGAAAAAGTAAAGGAAAAAAATAAAAGATGGATGAAAAAAAATCCTGAAAAAGCAAAGGAAAAGAATAAAATATGGAGAGAAAAAAATCCTGAAAAAAGAAATCTAATAAATAGAAGATATTTAAATAAAAATTTAAATCAAATTATGGAAAGACGTAAAAAAAGAATGGATAAAAACCCCGAATATAAACTAAGAATACTTATGTCATATAGATTAAGTAAAATGTTTAAACAAAAAAAACTAGCAAAAAATAGCAAAACTCTAGAAATATTAGGAACATCATTTAATAATTTTAAATGTTATCTAGAATCTCAATTTAATGACGGAATGACATGGGAAAATCATGGTAAGGTGTGGCAAATTGATCATAAGGTACCGGTATCATATGGAAAAAATGAAGAGGAAATATGTAAGCTAAATCATTATACAAATCTTCAACCACTATTCACCTTAGAAAACCAAAAAAAAAGCGATAAACTCCTCCCAGAACACGAAGAGTTATATAAAAAGCTATTAAATAGAGAGTTATAATTTTCAAAAAACAAAAAACAAAAAAACATGAAAATACTCGAATTATTCGCAGGAAGTCGTTCATTCTCAAAGGTAGCAGAAGAACTTGGTCATCAAACATTTTCAGTTGACTGGGGACCATATGAGAATATTGATTTAAAAATGGACATTAAAGAAATGACCATTAATCATGTTCCTTTTGTACCAGATGTTATTTGGTGTTCACCTGATTGCACAACTTATTCAATCGCAGCAATTAGCACACACAGAAATGGTACAGAACCAAAAAGCGAATATGCAAAAGAATGTGATTTAACAAATCAGCATTTTATTTCTTTAATCAAAGAATGGTTAGTAATTAATCCAAACTTAATCTTCTTTATAGAAAATCCAAGAGGAATGCTAAGAAAGATGCCATTTATGCAAGAATTTAAGCGACATACTACTTGGTATTGCAAGTATGATGATGAAAGAGCCAAACCCACAGATATTTGGACAAATTCAACAACTTGGATACCAAGACCGGTTTGTAAAAATGGTAATAAAGAATGTCATCACCAACCAGCACCAAGGGGTTCAAAAACTGGAACGCAAGGTAGAGGTAATTCGTATGAGAGAAGTAAAATTCCTTATGAATTATGTTTAGAAATACTTAATAGCATACAATAACATGAAACTCTATATTCACGAAGGACCGGGACATTGTGTTGGTAGTGTTGTTATCGTGGTTTCAGATAATTATGAAACCGCATATGAAATCATTTCAAAACGACTGGATGATATGGGATTAAACAAAGAGAATATTTCAATTATAGAAAAAGAAATAATCAATAACGAGATTGTTTTTTCAAAAAGTGGTGATTATTAATCTGGAAAATTAAAAAATAATAGGTAAACATCACCATCTCTAAAATCATCTGAAATTATTACACCATCCATTTCTTCCCAATTTTTTTTACTTAATCTATCAAATTTTGTAATAATTAAAGGTCTTTCTTCACCCCATTTTGTGGTAATAATTGTATTACCTTCATCATCAATTCCAGTTTTACCTCTTAACATGAAAGGTATTGGATAATCCATATACATTGACCCGTTTTCATAACCTTCATCTTTTAAATATTTTCTTGCGTTACCAATTGCGTCAAAGGTTTCTGTTGCGGTGAAAAATTTACTATAAACAATTACCCTATCACTTATTGCATAAACACCATTAATATTTGGAAAAACTTCACCAACCTTTTTACCAATAATATCATAAGCTGTTTCATCTTCTTTAAGAACTCGTTTAACTAAATTAATTAAGTCAGATTCCGTTAATCTTATTATTTTTTTCATAGTGTGTTATTTTAATGTAAATATCTTTAAAAGTAAAAAGCCAAAAAAGTGGTGATTATTAATCTCTACTAATTCTATATTTTTCTTCATATTTCGCAACCAATTCATCATTATCTTTTAATGGTGTTTCACGAATATAAATTATCCCATTAACATAAAGATTATCCCCTAAGGATTTAATTGGTGTTCCATTTAACCACAAATCTCCCCCAACACGAAGATTATCCGGTAAGGATTGAATTGGTGTTTCAGTTAAATCCAACCTTCCCTCAACATGAAGATTATCCGGTAAGGATTGAATTGGTGTTCCTCGTAAATACAAACTTCCCCCAACATGAAGATTATCCGGTAAGGATTGAATTTGCGTTCCTTCTAAATCCAAATTTCCCTTAACGTCAAGATTATCCGGTAAGGATTGAATTGGTGTTCCATTTAACCACAAACTTCCCCCAACACGAAGATTATCCGGTAAGGATTGAATTTGTGTTCTTTGTAAATACAAACTTCCCCCAACACGAAGATTATCCGGTAAGGATTTAAGATTTTTGCATCCATATAAATTCAAATATCCCTCAACATGAAGATTATCCGGTAAGGATTGAATTTGTGTTTTTTCTAAATCCAAACCCCCATTAACAACAATCTCATCATATTTGTTATTAAGATGTTTAACAAATCTTTCACCTGATGATGATGTTATAAAAGATGCAAATGCTCCCGGAGAAAATGTAAAACTTCTCTTTTCTTCCTCCTGTTCAAAAAGAACTTGTTTAATTATCCTATATAAATCTGATTCTGTTAATTTAATCTTTTTCATAACCATAAATATCATTAAAAGTAAAAAGCACGTCTTTAATAAACAAGATTCATATGATATTTATGGTTTAAATAGACACCCCAAGTCATGAATCAAAGACGACTAATAAAAAAAATATTATTGGAATATACCAATGAGCAAAAAGATGAATATCAAGACATTGCGCTTGATAATTTATCAAAAATTGGTGATTTTAATAGATTACGTGAAATTGATAAATTAACGTTGCTTGGAAGAAGTGGTGACACACAAAAGCTAAAACGATTAATGTTATCAAGAATTTATGAAGAAAAGGGTAATACATTTGGAATGCTTGAAATAAAGGTTAAGATAAAGGATTTAAAGGAACAAGCGGTTAAAAGTAAATTTTCAGAAGAGTTTGCGGGTGAAGAGGGGTATTTACTTCCCTCTATACAGTATTTTGATGACATTCCCTATGTTAGTGTTAAATTTAAACGTTTTGAACCAAGCGATAAAGCACTTGGTGGTGGTAATTATGAAAGCAGAGTTATACCTCTAGCTAATGTCTATCCTTTGTCTTATGAAAAAATCGACGATGAATTTGTTAAATATCAACAAAGAGTTGAAAGAGAAAGAAAAGAATTTAAAGATAGATTTGGACTTGATGAGTTTTGATTGTTATATTTTAGCAAAAATATAAAACAATGAATACTTTCGGAACATCTATTATGGTTCAATATAATAAGTTATTTAAAGATAATTTTGAACCACCTCATTTAATTATTATTAAAAATAAAGCAATTAAGTTTTATGAAAAAGAGTTGGAAAAACCAAATAAAAAATGGTTTGGTTGGGGATTTTTTAATGATGAAAATGAAAAAATCAATCTTCTAGATAAAATTTTTAATTCGAAACCGAATACAAAACTTCTTACACTAAAAAAACCCTCACATCCGGATTGTGATGTTGAATTTATTTATTTTGGGAATAATATGAAGTATGAAATTTTAAAAAGCGTCCCCGTTGATTTAAATACACCAACAAATGAAATGTCTGAAATTCAAATAAATTTAACTAAAGAAAAGCAACCAGATATTCATTATAAGTTTAGTGTAAATGAAGAAGGTGAATTTGTTGAATTTAATTAATTTTATTAATGACAAAAACTTTATTAATTGATGGTGATAATCTCTTTAAGATTGGTTATCATGCAATAAATTACTTACATAAAGGAAAACATGTTGGAGCAATTTTTCATTTCATTAATACAATAAAAAAATTATTGGAGTCAGAAAATTACGATAAGGTTGTTGTGTTTTGGGATGGTGAAAATAATTCAATTACCAGAAAAAGAATTTATTCAAAATATAAGGAAACCAGAAAAACTCCAATGGAGGATTATGAACTAGAATCTTATCTATATCAAAGAATTAGAATCAAACAATATCTTGAAGAAATATTCGTTCGACAAATTGAATTTCCTGAAACCGAATCCGATGATTTAATTGCGTATTATTGTCAAATCTCACCAGATGAAAATAAAATAATATTTTCAGCGGATAGAGATTTAATTCAATTAATAAATAAAGATGTTTCAGTTTATTCACCAAATACAAAAACAACATATAAATTTGGTGACAAAATCAAATTAAAAGATTGTATAATTCCTCATTATAATTTAACAACATATAAAATTCTAATTGGTGATAAGTCAGATAACATTGACGGAATTTATCGATTGGGTGAGAAGAATCTTATAACTTTTTTTCCTGAGATACTTGATAAACCGGTAAGTTATTCCGATATTTTGAATAAGTCAAAAGACTTGGTTAAGGAAAGTAATAGTAACGTTTTAAAAAATATTTTAAGTGGGAAGACGAAAGATGGTGAGCACGGAGATGAGTTCTTCGAAAGAAATGACAAGATTATTAATCTCACAAACCCCCTCATATCAGAGGAAGCAAAAAAAATTGTTGAACTTTATTGTCATGAATCTTTAGACCCTGATGGTAGGGGTTATAAGGGATTCATTAAAATGATGAATGAGGACGGTTTCTTCAAATTCTTACCAAAATATAATAATGATTGGGTTGATTTTATTCGACCATTTTTAAAGCTAACCAGAAAAGAAAAACGAAATTTTAATAACTAAAAACAATATAAAAAAATGAAAGAGCAAGATTTAACAAAAATGGAGTTTTTAATTAAACTTAATAACAACGTTGTAATTCAGAGATATTTTAATGTTAAAGATTATAATCCCCAAGCAAGACGTTCTATGGAATTATATGAATATATTAAAGATGTCGCAGAACTGCTTCAGAGGAAGTTAAAAATTAAGACGGTAACATATATGTTGGATAATTATTATGAGATTGAGGAGAACCCTCAAATTATGGAAACTTCAAATACCGATGGTCCCGAAACATTTAACATCTATGTTAAGATAAATGATGAGACAATTTGTCACAGAGTATTTGATGCTAAAGTATATCCTCCGAAGGTTAGATATACGATGGATGTACGACCAGAAGCAAAAAACGTCTTAAGAAATTTAACTGACATTTTTTCTGAGAAAAATTTTAATAACGAGTACCTTGGAATTATCCTATAATCATAGTATTTAGAAGATACAAACTAACAAACACACATGGGTAAAGATAAAAATTTCGAGTATCTCGGACAAACATTTCAGCTTCAATTGATTAACCAAATTATCATTGACAAAATATTCGGCTCATCAATTATTGACGTTATGGAAGTCTCTTATTTCGAGAATAAGTATTTTAAAATTGTTGTTCAATTTATTAAGGAACATTATGGAAAATATAATGAAATTCCTTCATTTACAACTTTAAAACAAATTATTAAATCTGAGTTAGCACAGGATTTTCTTGTAAAGGTTGCAATTGATACCTTGGAATCAATAAAAAATGTGTCAACTGACGGTGCTGAGTTTGTACAAGAAAAAGCTTTAAAGTTTTGTAAACAACAAGAACTGAAAAAAGTAATGACTAAAGCACAAAAAATTATCGATGGTGGTGAATTTGAAAATTATGACCAAGTTGAATCTTTGGTTAGGAACGCACTTCAGGTTGGTGAATTGGATAAGGGTCAGATAGATGTTTTTGACGATACTGAGGGCGTTTTAAGTGAGGATTTCAGACATCCGATTGCGATGGGTATTAAGGGTATTGATAAGCTCTTAAAGGGTGGTTTAGCGAGGGGTGAAATTGGTGTTATTCTCGCCCCGACAGGGGTGGGCAAAGCCCAAAATGTTAGTGAACCAATTTTAACACCAACAGGTTGGACCGAAATAGGAAATATTAAACTTGGTGATAAAATAATTGGTTCCGATGGTAATGAACAATATGTGATTGGCGTTTATCCGCAAGGTCAACGTCCAATTTATAAAATTGAATTTACTGATGATACACATACTTTTTGTGATGCAGAACATTTATGGTATGTTAATACATTAAACATGCGTACAAGAAAAACACGCATAAAAAATGTGAATAACTATGCTCCGAATTATGGGTATAAAGTGATTAAAACTAGCGATATGTTAGTTGATATAAAAAAACGAGGTAGATATAATTATAGACTACCTATTGTTAATCCTATTAATTTTAACGAAAAAGATATATTAATTAATCCTTATTTATTGGGTATTTTATTGGGGGATGGTTATTTATCTGCAAAAGATAGTATTACTTTAAGTACTAAAGATGATGAAATATTTGATAATATTTCTAATTTAAATCTACACACATCATTTTCTGAATACCATAGGGACACTAAAACAATTAAAGTTGTTCGCATTAAAAATGTTATTAAACCTCATTTAACTCATTATGGTTTACTTGGTATGAAATCTGACCAAAAGTTTATACCGAAAGATTATATTTTTAATTCAGTAAATAATAGACTTGAATTATTGAGAGGATTAATGGATACTGATGGTTATGCGGATAAAAGAGGTTGTTGTCAATTTACAACTGTTTCAGAACAATTAGCAAAAGATGTTAGAGAAATTGTTCTTTCTTTAGGTGGTACAGCTAAAATTAAAACAAAAATACCTAAATATAAGTATAAAGGTGAGGTAAAGGATGGTAAAATGGCTTATACTGTAACAATATCGTTTGCAAATAATATTGTTCCGTTTAAGTTGTTAAGAAAAGTAAATAGGTTCGTAAAAAGAAAAAAATATATTGAACAAAAATATATTAAATCAATAAACTATTCTCACGATGAAGAAGCTGTTTGCATAAAAGTATCAAATCCTGATGAATTATATGTTACTAGAGATTATGTGTTAACACATAATACAACCGTAATGACAAAAATTGCAAATCACGCATATAATTTGGGTTTCAATGTCCTTCAAATCTTCTTTGAAGACAATCCAAAAATCATTCAGCGCAAGCATTTTACGATGTGGACCGGAATTAAACCCGATGATTTGACCGCAAATAAGGAAGAAGTTTTGGAAACGGTTAAAGAGTTGAGAAGTACCTTACCCAATAAATTGATTCTAAAGAAGTTACCTTCAGAATCATTAACCATGTCAAACATTAAAAATCAGGTAAGAAAAATAATTTCTGAGGGCGTTAAGATTGATTTAATTTGCTTGGATTATATCGATTGTGTATTACCAGAAAAATTCAATGGTGATGAATGGAAGGGTGAGGGTTCGGTTATCAGAGCATTTGAAGCAATGTGTCATGAATTGGATATTGTTGGATGGACCGCGACCCAAGGTAATCGATCCAGTATTTCAGCAGATGTTGTAACAACTGACCAAATGGGTGGTAGCATTAAAAAAGCACAAGTTGGTCACGTTATCATATCAATTGCTAAATCTCTTGAACAAAAAGACCAAAAACTTGCGACAATTGCAATTACAAAATCAAGAATTGGTTCTGATGGTGTGGTGTTTGCAAACTGCAAATTTGACAATGAAATGCTTATTATTGATACAGAGGAATCAAAAACATTATTAGGTCATGAAAAAGAGGTTGAAGAAATTAATGAAATGAATGCAAAAAAACGATTAGGTGAATTACAATCTAATAAAAAAAGAACAACAATAAATTAATAAAAAATATATAATAAAATGGACAGTAAATTTAAAGAAATTACCCCGCCTTGGGGTGAAATTGGTTATATAACATTTAAGAGAACATACGCTAGAAGATTAAAAGAAGATGACCCTTTGTCAAAAACTGAAGAGTTTTGGCAAGTAATTGAAAGAGAATTAGAGGCATCAGAAAAACAATTAAATGTTGGGTTTACAGAAGACGAGAAAAAAAGATATGCGGAATTACGCATGAACCTTAAGTTTTCAACTGCTGGTAGATTTATGTGGCAATTGGGGACTAAAACGGTTGATAGATTAGGTTTACCATCTTTACAAAACTGTGCTTTTACCGTTGTTAATTCACCAATAAGACCATTTACTTGGTGTTTTGAAATGTTAATGTTAGGTAGCGGTGTTGGTTACAATATTCAAAAACATAATGTGTATCAATTACCAAAGTTGAAAAATAAAATTAAAATTGAAAGAAAAGACACAAATGATGCGGATTTTATTGTTCCGGATAGCAGAGAAGGGTGGGTTAAACTTTTGGGTAAAGTACTTAAAGCACATTTTTATGGTGGTGAGGGTTTTACATATTCTACTGTTTGTATTAGGTCTAAAGGTGCGGTAATAAAAGGGTTCGGGGGAACCGCATCTGGACCCGAAGATTTATGTTGGGGTATAAGTGAAATTAACAAAATATTAAATTCACGCTCAAATAAAAAATTAAGACCTATTGATTGTCTTGATATTATGAATATTATCGGTAATATTGTGGTCGCCGGAAACGTCCGAAGATCGGCACAAATCGCAATTGGTGATTTTGATGATATTGAATTTTTAAAAGCAAAAAGATGGGATTTATATAAAATTCCAAACTGGAGAGCGATGAGTAATAATTCAATCGTTGCGCCAGAAAATATTGATGATTTACCTAAAGAATTTTGGGATACTTATAACCAAGGCGAACCATATGGATTGATTAATTTAGAATTAGCTAGAAGTGTTGGTAGAACTGGAGAAAATCAATATCCGGACCCTGAAGTTGAAGGATTTAATCCTTGCAAACCCTTAAATTCGCTTATTTTAACAAATAAGGGATATATTACGTTTGAACAAGCACTTAATGAGGATGAGCTTACCGTTTTAGGAATTGATGGTCAGTGGAAAAAAGCAACAAAACCATTTAAAACAGGGGAAAATAGGGTTGTGAATAGAATTTTATTGTCTAATGGTTCTTATCTATATGGTACCGATAATCATCTTCATATGGATAGAGATGGTAATTGGGTTAGAATGGATAAATTAGAAATTGGTAATCAATTAAAGTGGGAAAATAAACCAATATATACGTCTTTTGATATAGATAATGAAGAAGATTATAAATTAGGTACTTTCGCGGGATGGGTTCAGGGTGATGGATGGTATAGTAAACGATTAGATAATGTTGGTTATACGGTCGGTATGTGTTTTGGTATTAATGAAATGGATGTCGTTTCTTATTTTGAACAAATGTTAAATGTAAAGACAAAACCTCATGAACAAAAACCAAACACATGTTTATATTTTTCATCGCATAGAAATGATTTATCAAAATCATTATCTGATATTGGAATGCCAACTAATAAAATGGACTTAAAATGGTTGTATGGAAAATCTAAATCATTTAAACTTGGTTTTATTCGAGCTATTTTCACCGCTGACGGCTCAGTTAGAAAAATGAATAATGTTGAACTTTATTCTGTTAATAGAAATATTTTGGAAGTTGTTTCGACAATTTTAAACGAATTTGGTATTCATAATACAATAACAACACATAATAATGGTCGAGTTTATGTTGGAAAAGATGGAAAAATGAGAAATAATTCCACATGTTTTAAAATTAATGTATATGCTGGTCAATTTAAACAGATTGGGTTTTTATCTAAATTTAAAAATGAGTTATTAGAAAAACATGAAATTAAACCGATTTATAGATACAAAGATTATGTTACAGTAATCGATATCGAACCAGAATATTCGGTAGAGGATGTTTATGATATAACTGTCAATGATGAAACACACGCATTTTATGATACTGGGGTTGTAACACATAATTGTGCAGAACAATCATTAGCTAATTTTGAGACCTGTTGTCTAGCTGAAGTTTATCTACCAAACATTGAAACATATGATCAATTATTGGAAGCCTTAACATATGCTTATAGAATGAATAAACACTCATTGGCATTAAAATGTTCTTTAAAAGAAACTGAAGAAATTGTTAATCGAAATATGAGAATGGGTATTGGAATGACCGGTGTTTTACAGGCAACCGAAGAACAAAGGTCTTGGTTAAGTTCTGCATATGAATGGTTAAGAAAATATGATGTGGAATATTCAAAAAAACATGGTTTTCCAAATAGTATAAAACTTACCACTATTAAGCCATCCGGTACACTTTCGCTTTTAGCAGGAGTAACACCGGGAGTACATCCAAATCCTGCTGGACCGTATTATATTAGAAGAATTAGAATTTCATCACAATCTACATTAATTGATGTATGTAGGAAACATGGATTTCCAATAGAATACCAAAGAAATTATGATGGTACTGAGGACAAAACCACAATGGTAATATCTTTCCCATGTAAACTTCCGGATGAAACACCTGTAGCATCAAATTATACTTGGAAAGAACAATTAGATATGGTAAGAAGAATGCAAGCTGAATGGTCGGATAATTCGGTTAGCTGCACTGTTTATTATAAAAAAGAAGATATTGATGATATTAAAAATTACTTACGTGAACATTTTAAACATGAAATAAAAACTGTATCATTCCTTCTATATTATGGACATGGTTTTGATCAAGCACCATATGAAACAATAACAAAAGAACAATATGATGATATGATAAAAAATATTAAACAAATAACATCTATTGAGGTTAAAGAAGATGAGTTTACAATTATGGATTGTGATACCGGTGCTTGTCCAATAAAATAATTAAATTTTTTTAATTATTTTAAATGATAACATTAAAAAAAAATAATGAAAAATAGAAATGAAAAACGATTGGATAACAGAACAATACATTAAAGAAACATTGCAAAATAAAGATTCTGATTTTTATGTCAATTCGGATGGTAAAAAAGTTATGACCGAAAATTTTCATAAAAAACGAGGTTATTGTTGTGGTTCCGGTTGTTTACATTGTCCTTATGAACCAAGAGCGCAAAAAGGAAATACAAAATTAAAAAATCCCCAATCATAAGTTGGGGATTTTTTTAATTTTATACATAAAACCTATAACCCTTTACCTGATATTTCAAAATCAAATCAATATCATTATTTAACGGAGTTCCACCGATTGAAATAACACCTACAACCTTAAGATTATCCGGTAAGGATTGAATTGGTGTTCCTACTAAACTCAAATCTCCCCCAACATGAAGATTATCCGGTAAGGATTTAAGATTTTTGCATCCATATAAATTCAAATTTCCCCCAACATGAAGATTATCCGGCAAGGATTGGATTGGTGTATCATATAACTCCAAATTTTTCTTAACATGAAGATTATCCGGTAAGGATTTAATTGGTGTTTCATTTAACCACAAATCTCCCCCAACATGAAGATTATCCGGTAAGGATTGAATTGGTGTTCCTACTAAACTCAAATTTCCCCCAACATGAAGATTATCCGGTAAGGATTGAATTGGTGTTCCTCTTAAATACAAACTTCCCCCAACATGAAGATTATCCGGTAAGGATTGAATTGGTGTTCCTACTAAACTCAAATCTCCCCCAACATGAAGATTATCCGGTAAGGATTGAATTGGTGTTCCTACTAAACTCAAATTTCCCCCAACATGAAGATTATCCGGTAAGGATTGAATTGGTGTTCCTACTAAACTCAAACTTCCCCCAACACGAAGATTATCCGGTAAGGATTGAATTGGTGTTCCTCTTAAATACAAACTTCCCCCAACATGAAGATTATCCGGTAAGGATTGAATTGGTGTTCCTTGTAAATACAAACTTCCCCCAACATGAAGATTATCCGGTAATGATTGAATTTGTGTATCTCTTAAATCCAAATCCCCATTAATAATAACCTTATCATATTGTTTATTAAAAACTCTTGTTAATTTCTCAGAATCATTTCTAAATACATTTTCAAGAATCGTTTTAAAATATTCTGGATTCTTATTGAAGATTCTTCTGTTATTTTCTTCCTCTTGCTCAAGAAGAACCTTTCTAACAATCCTATATAAATCTGATTCTGTTAATTTAATCTTTTTCATAACCATAAATATTATACCATTTCTA